GCCGATTTTCCACGGTTCGACCTCTATGGTCGCTTCGCGTAGAATGTCGGTTGCCTCACCATTGTCGTTTATGAGGCATTCGCTCATAATGACCGTATTGCCCAAATTGGGCAATCTGACCACTACGTAGTATTTGTCCTCATTGTCGGGAGTGAGGAAATTCTCCTCATATCCCACAACTGTCCCGATTTGCACCCGGAAGTCGTCTTTGTCCAAATAGTACTGAGCGTCCATGATTGTCTCCTTTGTCCATTTTACTTGGATTTGGGAGGACATACACCCTTAGATCCGGATAAGTCTCATTTGCCTCACATGTACCCTATGTCCGACATGTCCGTTTTTCCTACTTTAGGACTTTTTGGTCCTGATTGTCGGTCCTGTGTAGCTTGTCGACATTACGGCATAGATGAGGTTTGTCTCCTTTGGCCTGTTTCCATCCAGTACGTCCGATGTGACCCATTCTGTCCGTTCTAGCCGGGTTGCGAAGATTGCCCCATCTTTCCATTCTGTCACGGTCCATACCTCTCGTAACAATTCGTATGAATTGTCCATTTTGTCCATTTTGTCTCCTATGTCCGTTTCTGCCCGGGGAGCGGACATGTCGGATATGGGGGACATGTGAGGTTTAGCGGGATAGCTCCCGCTATGTCCGGATATCTCCACTGTTGAGTTGATAAGTAACGATTTGGAGGGATTTCACCGGCTTGTCGGATATTTGGGGAATGTCCGATAGTACCGTTTCCCGCCCTTTGACCTACTTCAAGTATAGCATGGGCCTATTATGTCCATATATCGGATATGTCCGATATATGCGGATAATAGTTGGTGCATATATGGTCATATATCCGGACATTTCGGGAATGTCGGACTGCAAATGTCGGCCTTAGTACGATATATCCTGATATAGTAGGGCAAAACGGACAGGGCATACCAGGGCAATCGCGACAATACCGACAAATCGGACATTTGTGGGTATTCGGGCTAATGGGGCATAGGCCACATATCGGGCACAGCCTGCCCGTATTATGATGATATGTCCGGATATAGCGGACTGTGAAATTTGTCACTGGCCGGATATATGCGCATAAATCGGGCACGACCGCTGGCCGGCGCGAGAGTGTTGAAATATACCTTATATCGTATATGTCCGATATATGCCCATATAGTAGGGCGCTGCCCTGCCGCCCCCCGCCCTGTCCGATTTGCCCCCTTATAATGTATATACGCGCATATAGGCTGATTTATCCGATTTAAGCCCATATATGAGGACAAATGGATGTCCTGATATATCGGCATAAATCAGGACAAAGATTAACTATATTACGAAATATCAACATAAATCGGACATTCCGGTAGGTTTCGCGAAAATCGGTGTATTTTTCAAATGTTAGTAATTTTACATGATGATAGGTTTGTTTTTCAAATGTTAGTAATTTTACATGATGATAGGTGTATTTTTCAAATGTTAGTAATTTTACATGATGCTGAACCCCGGAGATCTAACATGATAATAAATTATAGACCCGGAGAAATTTAAAAAGAAAAATCGAAAAAAGTGTTGGATTTCTAACACTCTGAAGATCAATTGAAAAATCCAAAAAAGTGTCGGATTTTTTACATGATAACAAAAACACAAACCCCGGAACCCCGAAGAAAATTGAAAAGAAAAGTCCAAAAAAGTGTTGGAGATTCTTCACATTTAAACACAATGAATGAAACCCCGGAGATTTTTGGCCCCGAGCCGTTTTTGAGCTCTGCTACAAGTGTCACAGCACTGACAAGATCCAAAACTTTATGTCGACAGTAGCTCTGTTATGCTGTATCCTGATACTGGAGTCTCTAAGGAGGTGAACATGGCTACTCAGGACGGGCCAGTGCCAGGAGACTGGAATCCAATTAAAGCTTTGGAAAACTTGACAATGGAACGCGCTTTTGCTGGTAATGATAAGACCCCACAGCAAATCGCGAAGAAGCTAATGGAAGAGAACTTACCAGTCGCGGTGATGGCACTATGTCACATAGCGACCTATGGTGAGTCGGAGGCAATGCGTTTTAACGCTTCCAGGTATATAGTTGAACGTACCATGGGACCGGCCGAACGTCAGGCTGTTGTCGATGGTCGGCACGCTTGGGACGATATCTACGAAAAAGTTGTATCAGAAGCAGAAAAGTACATTCAGCAGTAGAATGGTAACCCCCACTTGCCTGTGGGGGTTACCATTCGTTGTTGACAATATTCAAGATCATCGATGGAGGTAAAATGGCAGTCAAGCGTGCCTTTCGGGGTGATAATGTTATTCACCGTAATGCCAAAGGTGAATCAATGGCAGTTGTTCTAAGCGGTGGTCAGGGTGATGCCCCTGCCGCTCCTGTTGCTGTTGGTAGTGGTACTGGTGGAACTTTGGCGGCAGCTACATATACCTACAAAAATACGTATGTCAAAGATGGTGTTGAATCTGCACTATCTGCCGCTTCGAACAGCTACGTGGCGACCGGGGCTACTAGTTCGGTGGCGTTGACTGTTGCGACAGTGGCAGGAGCGACGTCTTATAAGATTTATGGGCGAACTGGTGGGTCATTCTTGTTAATGTCTACTATTACTGCACCGACCGTTCTGTATACTGATACTGCGGCTGATACTCCATCTGGCGCTGCGCCGGCCACCAATTTTAATGTTTCCTTTAGAAGCCCATATGCTGGTCACCCACAGTCTACTGGTATTCTACCTGGACTTGGGGCTAACCAATACCAGAAGATTTAGTGGGTGATGGTTAATGGCCTGGACTGCACAAACGTTAGGTCATATTCAAATTTTCTATGTTAGTGGTTCGAAAATTTTGGTCAGGCCAGGAATAATTACTGGAATTGTGGCTGGGCAAACCGTTAATGCTAAAGTTGGTCATACCAGTCAGACCTTTGCAGCGCTGCCTCGTCGGATTACTCCGACTGCACAAGTTTACCCATGCTATATTCCAATGTAAAAATTGATGAGGAAANTTATGGTCGGCGAGGCAGTGCGGCAGGTCTCGAAGGAAAAATACTTCGAGCTGATTAAGTATGAGCCGCACGCCCGCCAACGAATGTTTCATGATTCTACCGCTAGATTTAAAATTCCAGTGTGTGGAAGAAGATTCGGAAAAACAGTAATGGGCGCCCGGGAAGCCGAACCCATTTTGATGATTCCAAACAAACTGGTGTGGATTGTCGGGCCGACATATGACCTTGGCGAGAAGGAATTCCGAGTTATTTGGAATGACATGATTGTCAAGTTAGGCTTGGGTAAAGAAAAATCTGTTAAAAGAGCCTTCAACAAGCGTGCCGGCGATATGTATATTGAATTCCCATGGAATACTAGAGTTGAAGTGCGCAGTGCTGACCGGCCGGAAACGTTGGTTGGTGATGGTCTTGATTATGTTATTATGGCCGAAGCAGCCAAGCATACTAAGGAAACTTGGGATCGATTTATTCGACCAGCGTTAACTGATACTAAGGGTTCGGCTACCTTCAGCACCACGCCGGAAGGACAGAACTGGATTCATGACTTGTGGCAGTTGGGTCAGAATCCAATGTTTGAGGAATATGAAAGCTGGCGCTTTCCATCTTGGGAAAATGTTCATATTTACCCAGATGGTATAAACGATCAGGAAATTAAGCTCCTTGAGAGAACAATGCCATATGAATGGTTTCAGCAGGAAATTGCGGCTGACTTCACAACCTTCATGGGTAAGATTTATTCTGAGTGGGATGAACAGACACACGTTAAGGCTACTAAGTTTAATCCGTTGTGGAAAAATTACATTGCCTTTGACTGGGGTTTCGTTAACCCGATGGCGGCAGTGGAGTTTCAAGTTGATCCAATGGACCGAGTACACATTTGGCGGATGCACTACAAAACTCACACCAGACTAGAAACCTTCCTTCAAGAAATGCAGGCAAGAGAGCAGCCACCTGGTTACCATATTAACCTTTGCTTCGGTGATGCCGCCGATCCAGAAGCTGTTGCTACTGTTTGTGCGAGATTTGGGCCATGCATTGCCGATCCAAAATCTAAGGATAACTGGCGAGAAGGCATAGATTTGGTCAAAGGTTTTTTGTCGACCCGTACCGTGGGCACGTCCGATGAATTCGAGACGCCGGTGGATGAGCCCTGGCTGTTCGTTGACCACTCCTGCTACGACATAATTCGTGAATTCAACAACTACCGTGCAGCGGCGCCGAGTACTGGTAAGCCAAGAAACCCGCGTGAAGATGCGCAGAAATACGACGACCACGCGCTAGACGCATTGCGGTATGGACTTATGCACATTTTCAAGTTGGGATCTACGATGTCTTTGTCGGAGTTTGTCAACGCAAACGAAATGAAAGATATTCCAGACAGGGGTTACTTTACCCAAAATATGGTGTTCTCATGATAGAGTTCGTTGTTGGGCTTGCCTGTGGGGTTTTCATAGCACTTGGCGTCATCACCGCTATTTGGTTGTACGTAAGCAGCAAGATTACTGAGGGGAGTTAACTATGCCAGATACTAACGAAGATATTATTGCTGCCATCGAAAGTCGGATTGAGCAGAAAGTTGCTCAGATGACCCTCAGTGAGGCATATGGTAACTATGATCTGGTGTCTTCGGTGTATGACCCTGTGAATGGGTCATATGTTGTCATGGCCGAGCGCGACCCTAAGATGTCAACCAGTACTGCGTTCAAGGAAATGGGATATAGTTCGCCATCACCGTTTACTGCTTGGACGCGCGAGGAGCGGGTTGGTGAGCTAAGAGATAAGCTTGGTATTCGGGTCTACTATGATATGAAGCGGGCCGATGGTACTGTTCGTGGCGCCCTTCGGCTTCTTAAGACGCCAGTTATGGCGGCGCGCTGGTTTGTTGAACCTGCATCTGATTCAGTTTTAGACACTAACATTGCCAAATTTGTTGAAGAAAATCTGTTTGAGAAGCTAAATATGCCATGGCATCGGGTGTTGGAAGATGCTCTATTGATGTGCGAGTATGGATATCTACCACTTGAGAAGGTATATGGACTAGATTCAGATGGTAGAATTATTTTAAAGAAATTGGCACCTCGGCACCCGCTTGACATTCAAGAGTGGATATATGATGACGCTGGTGGACCTGATGGAATTGTCATGGACCCAACCGAAGCTAATGGTTGGAACCCTATTGCAATTCCTATTGAGAAATTAGTTGTCTTTGTTCTGGAACAAGAGGCCGGCGATATGCGTGGAATTAGCATTCTCAGGTCAGCTTACAAGCACTACTTCTATAAGGACACCCTTTATAAAATCGACGCCATTCAAAAAGAGCGGCACGGAATTGGTGTCCCCATTATTAAACTACCTCTTGGGTATAGTCCAAGCGATCGTCAATTGGCTGAGGATCTTGGTAGAAATCTTAGAACGAATGAAAGAGCACATATAACGCTGCCAGAGAATTGGACTGTGGAGTTTGCGAAACTTGAAGGGCAGCCAGTGGATTGTATGCTATCAATTGAACACCACAATGATCAGATTATGGCTAACATTCTAGCACCGTTCTATCGAGAAGCAAATGCTAAAGAAGATTCAATGAACATGTTCTACAAAGCAACCAGATACATTGCTTCTACTATTGCTGATACCTTCAATCGATATGTTATTAGGCAGTTAGTAGACTTTAACTTTAGTCGGGGTAAGTACCCAACTCTCCGTGCCCGTCGTATTGGTGAAAATGAAGATCTACGTACCTGGTCGTTTGCTTTCCGCAACTTGGTTGGTACTCAAGCTATTATACCTGATGACCCGCTAGAGGACTTCCTAAGAACTGAACTTGATCTACCACCAGCAGATCCTAGCACAGCACGAGTTATTGCAATGCCACAAGCACCGGGAGATTCTAGCTCTGGTGAAGGTGATGGTAATCCCAGTTCTAGGAATAGCAAAGTAGATGAGCTTGCTAGTAATGTAGGACCACCCAGAGTTGGGCTTCCCCGCCAGAAAGCCAGCCCACCTGTGGGTACTCCTCAGCGTAATTCCGGAACTGATCGTTCTGGTGGTAAGTGAAGAAAGGAGTAGTAGATGCGGCAGAACGGCATTGTGTCAGCACGCCAACAGCGGCTGGAACAGCTAAAACCATCGATTGAATCAGTGCGTCAGAAAGCTGTCATAAGTCTGTCGGAGCGCACCAAAATGATGATAAAAAAGACTGCTAAGAGGATTGCCAAGCGTGGGCGGATGACCTACGATGAAGCCGTAGTCAGTCTCGTCGACACTCATCGTAGATCATCTGAGGTGGCGCGACGTAGAAATCCTCGACCTGATGATGAAAGAGGATAAGGAGATAACAGATGACGAGAGCTAGTTATCTCGTTGACGTCGCAGGCTTAGCCTTCGATGAGCAAAATGGCGTAAAGTCATCTTGGGTACATGCACTTCCTATTGGTAGCTTTAAGCATCAAGTCTACGGTACTATTGATGTTAACGCAGAGCGAGCCAAGCGGTTTGCTGACAATGTTAATAACAATGTTCGTGGAATTGACCCAAGTATCAACTTCGTACACAACAACGCGGATGTTGCTGCTGGTTGGGTTAAGAAGGGTGAAGCTCGATCAGACGGTGTATGGCTGTTTGTCGAGTGGACCAATGATGCTGCTACTGCTATTGCAGAAAAGAAGTGGCGCTACTTCTCATCTGAATTTGAGGATGAGTGGGAAGACAACCAGGGTGTCAAGCACAAGGATGTAATGTTCGGTGGAGCACTGACTAACCGACCATTCATGAAGAACATGGTACCAGTCAACCTAAGTGAAACTACGGTTGATATTGCCTTTGATCTCGTCTCTGCCATTACTGGCAAAGAAGTTGACGCCTTGAAGGGAGGGAATGGTATGCCACTAAGCGAAGATGATCTTAAGAAGATTGTGGAAGGTGTTGCTACTAAGTTGGCAGAAGGAAAACCGACTCCAACTCCAACACCAGAGCCTACTCCTAGCCTTCGAGAGATTCCTGAGCTAAAGCAGCTTGCAGAAGAGAACCCAATGGTTGAACTTTTGATCAAGCACGTTGAAGCTCAGAAGGTTGAAGCTGCCCAGAGTGCAGTAGCACTTAAGGAAGCTGATGTACAGCGTAAGCTTTCTGATTTCGACCGTTCCAAGATTGTGCTTACGCCGGTTGCGCGTAAGATTGCGGCTGAACTTGCAATGGAAATGCCAACCGCACTTAGTGAGCGGTTCTGGACGCTAATGACTGAGATGAAGCGCGGTTCTTCGTTCCTAGTGGAACTAGGTGAACGTGCTGGCGCTACGGTTAACTATGGCAACCAGAAGTCTGCGGTTAAGCTGTTCGAAGAACTATCTACTAGAGTTCGGGAAGAGCGTAAGATTTCTGCTGCGGATGCTTATGAAGCCGTTGCTAATGACAATCCAGAACTATACCGTCGCTACCGTCACGAGTTAATGGAAGGAGTGGCTAGCTAATGGCTAATTACATCGGCCTGGACAAAGGCTATCTAGTTCTTTCCACCTATAACACTTCGGCGGCTGCTGGTGTTTTAAACTATCGGTTTGTCAAGACTGGTGGTTCTCAGGGCGTCATTGACCTTAATGTGCTGGCAACTACAATTGTGCTAGGTGTGGTTCAGGAAAACATTGATGCGGCGAAGGTGCTAACTGGTAAGGCTGTTGCCAACGTTCGCATGGGTGGCATTTCTAAGATGGTTGCTGGTGCTGCTGTTACAGTTTACACCGAAATCATGTCAGACACCACAGGACGCGCAATTACTGCTGTTACTGCTTCTAACCGTGTGCAGGGTCTAGCGCTACAGACTGCTGGTGCTGCTGGCGACATTATTGATGTCTTCCTTGGTATCAACGGACGTATCATCTAGTTTTTGAAGGGAGGGAAAGGTAAATGCCAGCTTACAATCCTACCGGTTCTGGCAACGTACACATTGATCAGGTTCTTACCCAGATCAGTGTTGGTTGGCCGAATAACGGATTAGTCGGAGAACGTTTGCTACCGAGCGTTAAGGTAGTAAAGCAATCTGACAAGTATTACATCTTTGGCCGCGAAGGTTGGCTGCCGGAGCAGGATGAGCGTGCGCCAGGTTCAGTGGCAAACGAGATTTCTGGACTTGCGGTCTCGCTTGACACTTACTATGCACGTGAGCACTCTCTTCAGATTGCAGTTACGGACGAGGAGCGGGAGAATGTAGATTCTCCTCTTGCACCGGACCGCGATGCTACTGAGATGGTTACGTCTAAGATCATGCTCGGCCGTGAGGTTGCTATTAAGAACCTAGTTACCACAACTGGTAACTATGCTTCTACTCTTAGCACAACTCTTGCCGGTGCCGCACAGTGGAACTCTGCCAACTACGCAACATCTGATCCTATTTCGGATTTGCGTACTGGTAAGGCTGCTGTGCACGCGCGTATCTTCATGGAGCCTAACACCCTAGTGGTGCCTTACCAGGTTATGACCGCACTAGAAGACCACCCGGACTTCCTAGAGCGTATTAAGTACAGTGAGCGCGCCATCTTCAGCCCAGAGCTTCTAGCTGCTGTGCTTGGATTTAGCTCGGTTGTTGTTCCTGGTGTTGGTATCAACACAGCAAACCTTGGTGCAACTCCTACCCTTGGTTACCTATGGGGTAAAGATGTTGTAATGGCATGGGTGCCACCACGAGCAGGACTCAAGATTCCAGCATTTGGATATGAGTATACTTGGGGTACGCAGTATGTCGACCGCTGGCGCGAGGAACCACGTAAGTCTGATCTTATTCGGGCTGCGCGTCGTTATGACCTAAAGCTGGTGGCGCAAGGTGATACTGGTTCTGCGGACGCTGGTAAGGCTATTGCTGGTTACCTAATCAAAGCGGCCATCGCCTAATTGAAAGGGAGAAGCAATTATGCCAAAGAAGCTCTTTGCAGTAACTAACATTAAAGTCGGAAATGATGCTGGAGAATTCTTCGTTGCAGGTACTGAGATTGATGTCGCAAAGTTTTCTCGTGAGACTCTATTAGAGTTGCACGAAGCTGGAGCAGTAGAAGTTCGTACAGTTGATGCGGAACCAGAAGCAGCACCACATGAGGATTTTGAGGCTGCTGTTGGTACTACTGAGACAGTAACCGCTACTACTGGCGTTAATGTTACTACACCAGTAGTTCCTGCGGCAACCGTTGCAGCGCCTGCTACTCCTGCCAAGTCGACAGAAACGTCAAAGCCTGCTGATAAGTAGTAGAAATTGAGGAGTAATGAGTATGCTGATTACTCCCTCTGACGCTCAAGGGTGGGCAGAGTCAACAAAGTTGGCTGTGTCCACTCTTGATGCGTCATTAGTGGGTCAAATTACAGCCGAGGTACTAGCTCGGCTAGCAACAACATACGATGTAACTACCTGGCTTGATCCTGCAAGTACTCCACTTGTGGTCAAGGTCATTATTGCAAAGAGCTACGTTGCTTGGCTTTACGATAGACAATACAGTGAAAACCAGCAGGACGGCAATGATTACGCTGCGTTACTGCGTATTAACGCTGAAATGTTGATCACAGGTCTAATTGATGGAACCATTGATATTCCAGGTGTCCCGCCATCTGGTGGTTCTGGTGTGCCGTCATTCTATCCTAATGATGCATCTTCGGCTCAGGAACCAACATTTGATGATCCATCATTAGGCCCAGCCAAGTTCTCTATGGGTAAAGTGTTTTAAATGCCTAAAACACCTGGATTTCCTAGACCTAATGTTAGTACTATAGCTGCGGCAATTTCTGGTACTGGTCCTGGTGGTGCGGGTATTGGTAGAGGTTTTCGGGCTACCGGCATTGGAATGATGCATTTTCTAATCGATGATCATGGTAAATTTTATGGTGGCGCAGGGTTAAATGCAACCAGAATAGATAAACTCGGAATGAGTTTTAAGAGTTTTCAACCGGCTTTGAAAGCATCGTTAGATGAAGTCATCATTCCATCAATAAAACAGAACTTCATTGAACAAGGTAGACCAAAATGGCAAAAACTTTCGTCTAGAACAATAAAAAATCGTCTATATGAAGGCTACCCAAGAGGACCTATTCTTGACAAAACAGGAGTATTGAAAAAGGCAGCAGGTAGAAAAAACAACTGGGAAATTCAAACACATATACTTAAATTTCGATCTATATATTTCTCACAAAAGGTTCCATATGCTGGTTACCATCAAAAGGGATCAGCAACTAGAATGACTGGAGTCGCTGGATTTCTTAATGCCAGTTCGGCATTCCCAGAAGGAATGTGGAGTCATGCTAGTCAACGACCCAAAGGTGTACAAAGAATGCCAGCGAGGCCATTCCTACGGTTAACAGATTCAGAAGTGACAGAAATTCATGGTATCTTCATAGCTTTCATGCTGGTGAAGGTAGAAAAATACTGGGGATCTGGAAGTGATGGTTTAGGCATATGACTGGTCCACACACTGATGACGACACTGTGGTAGCAGAAGCTATCTATAACTTAATTGTGTCTAACCAGGCTGATCTCCAACTTGATGATGTATTATACGGAAATCATAATGTAATTCCTCGTTCTAGTGCAGCGGTGGTAACTGCTGCTGGACATCGACGGGAATTAGCTGGTGTATCTGCTCCAGGTGGTAGAACTGAAAATGGGTTAATGGTTATAATAGAACTACACTGGAGCAAAGTTGGCGATGAAGCCACAGAACGTCGGGCTTGTGATGCCAGAGGTAAATTACTAGAAAACCTAATTCACACTGATACTACCATTGGTGGCCTCATTATTCACGGTTTTGTTACTGATGTTGACCGAGGCGAAACCCAAATTGCGAACAATAGTATGTTCAGATCAGTGCGAATGTCGTTCTTAGGAAAGACCAAGACATATCTATCTCCTAGTTAAGGAAGTAGCATGCATTTCGTGCTTGAGTCCGACCGTGACGTGCTTGTAGACGGTATAGGACTATTACCGGCTGGGCAGCCAGTAGATGTCACGGCTGAAGCTCAGCACATGTTCAAAACAATACATAATGTGCCTAAACTTGGTGGGGCAAACTTTCCACCATTTGTGTCAGTAACTGCGGTTATCGACACTGAGTCGGAAGGAGGAAACTAGTGACCATTGGCATTGGTGCGGGTGGTATAGCTGGACTGGCAATTGAACAATTGCCACCACCAGTACAAGCCACTGCCACAACCTCGACGTCTGGTGGTACTCTACCGACTGCATCACTATATCGGTACTATGTAACTGCGATTAATGATAATGGAGAAACCACAGTCAGCAATGAGCAATCAGTTACTACTGGTGCTGGTGCTACTAACTCCAATACTGTTAACTGGGCTGCTGTAACTGGCGCAACCGGATATCGTATTTACCGCACGGCCGCCGCTGGTGCCTCAGGATCTGAGCTATTCCTGGTGGCTGTGGGTGTTGTGGTAACATACATAGATACTGGTTCGTTGTCACCTGCTGGTGCTTATCCACTAACTAATACTGCGGTAACACCTGGTACCTATGTAGCTCCAACTAAATTCTTCCCATTCCTTAGTGAGTCAGTTAACTCTACCAATGAAACTGTTTGGCGTCGACCTATTCGTCAGTCAGCAGATATAATTGGTGCAGTGGCTGGCAATTATCACCCAGAGGGTGATCTGAGTATGGAAGCCATGGAGGATGTACTAATTTACTTCCTCTGGGCTAATCGAACAACTATTGTCAAAACTGGATCGGCGCCGGACTTTACTTATACTATTACTCCGACCTCGGCCGCGGTAGCCAATAAGACGATGTCGTTAACAATCGTACGTAATGGCATCGTGTTTGGTTACACCGGCATTTGTACTTCTAACTTCAACTTTACCATTGAAGAAGGATTACTCAACTTCGGTACATCGCTAATGGGTAGGGATGAAGCGGTACAAGCAGTACCAATACCAACTTGGCCTACTACAGTGCCGTTCGGAGCTGGGCAGTATACTATTGAAATTCCAACGGGTAGCACGGTGCTTGACACTGATACCTTTGAATTCTCAGTTGAAGACAACGCAACTCCACAGTTCCGACTAAAGTCTACTGGACGTGGGGCTCAGTTCATTCAGTATGGTGAGCGGTCTTCGACGATGACAATGGATCGAGACTTTGAATCACGTGTTGATTATGACAACTTCAAAAATGTAACTGCGCAAAGTGTAACTTTGACCGCTAGCAAGGGCGCGAATAACTCGGTGTCGATCGTGGCTCCGGTGGCAATTAAAGACACGTTCGAGGTGAACCTGAGCGGTCAGGGCGACCTGGTTCGTGCATCCATTGCCTACCAAAATGTCATTGATGGTACTGGTAAGTCTTGGCAGCTTGTTATAAAAACGCAAGAGGACATTATTCCATAAGAAGGCAATATGTTCGAAAAGGAAAACGTACTGAGTTGGCAGAATATTATTCATGTTATAGAAATCTTGATTGCCTATTATTTTGGTAAGTATGTAGGTCGTAAGTACGCAGTAAGAGGAGCAAGAAAAATGCCTATCGGTGTTATAGTTAATAATGTGTCTGACAAGTTGCCATTGTTGACACTTCCGCCAGATGGATATGTTATTGTACGTAGGATGAACTACGGTGAAACCCTACAACGTTCTGCGATGGCTACTAAGTTTATTGTAGGTAGCGACGCTAACAATAGCAAGAACTTCAGCGGTGAGATGGACATTCAAACTGAGGAAGTTGCGTTTTGGGATTTTGCTAACCTAGTTGTTGAGCACAACGTACAAGATAAGGATGGTAGAGTTCTAAACTTTAAAGATCGTCGAGATGTAGCTAAACTTGATGCCCCTGTGGGTACTGAGATCGGTAAGGTCATCGATGACTTTAATGCAGCAGAGGAATCAGATGCAGTAAAAAACTAATGCAAGAGCTACGCAAAATTATCTTAGTACCTAGTGCTAAGAAGGTAGCTCAAGAAACTATTGCAATCCTAAACATGGTTCGTATGTGTGAAAAATTTAATACATTTCCTCGTGCTGGTGGATTATTTGATCAGGATGCATTATTTGTAACCATACTAAACTATATTATGGTATGCGATTACGAGCATGATCGGATGGAAGAGGCAAAGACAAACGCACGGGCCAGAAGTGGTCGTTAGAGGAGAATCTTCGTGCCATTTAGCGCTACCCGCGATTTATGGTTGGTACTCAAAGCACGGGATGAAGGTACCCGGGCTATGCGAAGCTTTTCCCGAGATGTTCGTCAAGTTGGAGATACTGTAAGACAAGCACATTTGATGGCTGCCAGATCAGCACTACAACAGCAAATGGCGGTAGATAGATTAGCTGGTGCGTCAAGATCACATTTGCTGGTACAACAGCGTCAGTTGCAAACGATGGATGGTCAGATCTCCAAAGAGAAAATGGCCCGAGCCACGATGGAAGAACATCGTGTTTCGGCACAAAGACTATCTAGCACGTTTGGTGGTTTAGCAGCCGCAGCAGCAGCTATGGGTACAACAATGACGGTTGCTGGTGTACTTGGCTTAGTTGGTATGCATGGTCTTATCGAATCTGCAATTGACTATCAAAAACAATCATCGCTAACCAGAACACAGGTTGATAAATTTGCAGTTTCACTACGCGACATTGAAGATATTGGTCTTAGAGTTGCTGCTGCTATTGGTGTGCCATTTGAACAAATTCAAACAGCGTTGTTCGATATTTTCTCCTCAATGGAAGTCAATGCCAAAGATGCTGAAAAACTTCTTATGATTTTTGCTAAGGCTGCTGTTGCTGGTCAAACAGATATTCAATCTGCTTCTAGAGCCACCATTGGTATTCTAAACGCGTTCCATTTGCCATTATCTAAAGTTAACCATCTTATGGACTTGCAATTCCAACTAGTGCAGGAGGGTGTTGGAACATACGAGGAATGGACCCAACGTATTGGTCTAGTTACTCCATCAGCGGCTCGTGCTGGTCAGTCAGTTGAAACAATGCTTGCAGCTTTGGCTGCTACTACTCGTATGGGTATTTCGGCTGCTCGTTCTGGTACTGCTGTGGCTCGTGCCTTTGATGCCATGTCCAACCCAAAGACGGTAAAACAGTTAAAGCTACTTGGTGTTAACGCGGTTGACGCAAAGGGTAATTTCAGACCATTAATTGATGTTCTTGGCGAATTTAGAACTGCAATTATGAAGTTGCCTAAGGCAGATAGAATTGCTAAGATTCTTGAAGTCTTCAAGGGTGCTGGTGGAACTATTGAAGCTAGACGGTTCCTACAGAACATGCTATTGACGCCAGGAAACCTTGAATTATTCAAAACTATTTTTGATGAAATGAGCAAAGAGACTGGTTCATTCGAAAAAGCCTATGCAATTATGGCAGATACCGCTGCAACTAAGTCTGAGTTGCTAAAGAACAAGTGGCAGACTGTAAAAATTGCTGCTGGTGAAGCATTAATTCCGACTTTCCTGAAGATCATAGATTTTATTGGTAGAATGCTAGACAAGTTCAACAAGCTTAGTCCAGCTACTAAAGAGTTTATTGTAAAAGGTTTGGCAATATTCGCTATATTCTCGTTGGTTGTTGGTGTGCTACTACTAGTTGTTGGTGGTATTCTAGCTTTTGCTGCCGCTATTGCGGTGGTTGGTGCACCAATACTGATTGCCATTGCTGCCGTTGGAGCGCTCGGTGCGGGTCTTCTTATCCTGGGTGGTTATTTTGTAACCGCCTATAAAAAGAGTCAAGATTTCCGGGATAGGGTTTCTGAGGTATTTAAGCGTCTAAAAGCTGTTTGGGATGAAGTTGTCAAGCCAACTTTTGAGGGCATTAAGAAAGCCTTTGATGAACATCTAAAGCCCGTACTAGAATCATTGCAAAAAGTTATTAGAGAAAAGGTAATTCCGGTACTAGATGCACTATCAAAAAAGATTTGGGAAGAGTGGCTACCGGCACTTAAGGAACTAGGTCGTGATATTCAACAATATGCAATGGAAATTTTCCGTGCTTTTGGTATGCTGATCAAGCAATTCCTTATTCCAATCATCGAAAAGTTGATTGATTGGTACCATGAACATAAAGAAACTGTTGACATGGTTGTTGCTGGTTTGCTTTGGTTTATAAAGTGGATAATGAAGATAATTCTACTATTTATAGCCCTAACCATATTGATTAGTGGTAGTGCACTAATAGGTGCCCTAGCCGCTCTTATTACAATTTTTGGTCTTATTGCTGCGGCTGTCATTTGGGTCGTCGATCGAGTTCGAGATGTCATTACCTGGTTTAGGCGTTTAGGTGATCAGTCTCATCTAGTAAAAGCAAAAGTCATTACTGCCTTTGATGCCTTGGTAGCATATATTAAGAATATTCCTGGTCGCATTGTAGCGGTATTTGGCAGCGCAGCTACTATGCTTTGGAATGCCGGTAAAAACATAATTAATGGTTTGGTTGGTGGAATGAAGGAGGCAATTGCCGGAGGTGCTATTGCAAAGGCTGCCGCAGCAGCGGCTCAGCAGGTTGCCGACCATTTACCACACTCACCAGCCAAAATGGGACCCCTATCAGGTAAGGGTAGTCCATTCAGATCTGGTCAGAATATTAGTAGAATGCTTTCTAATGGTATGATAAGTAAACTTGGTCTAATCAATAGAGCTAACAATGCGGTAGCTGGTATGGCCGGCTTTGGTGCTGGTGGCGCAATTGGTGCTGGCGGCAAAAATATTCACCAAGAAATTACAATCAATACTCAGGAAATAAGTCCACGTCGGCAAGCTGCTGAGCTAGGTTGGCTTTTCGCGGGGAGAATGTAATGGTTGTTAACGAACTAGAGTTCATGCTCAGTGCTACCGGAGTTGTGCTCAATGCTGACTCAGTATTACCGTATGTAGACATTATTCATGTTAGTGGCCTCGATTCACCGGAATTTCGTGAAACTATTAGAGATCATGAGGGTGTCGATGGTGGATACATGGATGCTGAATTTGAAAAGGGCAGAGATATAATTCTCGAAGGTGTTGTTTACGCTGATTCTGCCACCGCAGAGGTTTATCTAGATGCGTTAAAAGCGAATTTTGCTCCATCTACTGTACCAATTCCATTTTACATCTACCCACCTGGTGTTGGTGAAAGAGTTATCTTCGTCAAACCAAGGGGTGTAAGATATGATTGGGAACAGCTACGTCGACTTGGTATTACTCAAGCTCAGTTCTTGATGTATGCAGAAGATCCGAGGGTATATACCAATTTACTTCAGGCAGTTACAATTGCATTTGGTGGTCCAGCCACTACTGGTTTTGGCTTTAATTTAGGTTTTAACCTAAGCTTCGGCGCAACTGTACCAGTTACGGGCGGTACTGTGGTGGTTGGTGGCAATAGGCCCGTACCAGCTATTATGACTATTTCTGGACCAGTTACTAACCCACGAATAATTAATGTTACCGATAGCAAGTCACTAGATTTTATTATAGAACTTGGTGCACTCGATACATTGTCCATTGATTTAGCAAATAGAACTGTAACATTGAATGGAAACATTAATAGACGTAATGCACTTCAAGAACCTAACTGGTGGTTGTTTAATTCTGGTAGCACATTTGTTGTTTTTGGTGGCGGTGCTGGTACTGGCACCGTACTGATTGAGTATAGAGATGCTTGGAGATAGTGATGGCTGTCGTTAATCCGCCAGGCTGGTTGCAAAATGCGGGCGCCACCCATACTGCTTCTCAGATGAGAAGTTACTTAGGTGGGATGATGGGTCCAGCTAGGGCTGCTCTATCACTTGTGCCAGCAGGAGGTGTTAATCAGCATCTTGGTAACAAACTTCAAGTTACTCAGACTGGTTCACCAACAATGGCCATTATTGTAAAGTCTGGCATTGCCTGGCTACCTGGTACTGAGAATGGTACTCAAGGTCCATACGGAGCAATGAATGATGCCGACTTGACAATATCGGTTACTGCTGCTCATGCCACCTTGCCTCGAATCGATATTGTAGTCTTTAAGGTAGAAGACTCACAGTATTCTGGCGCGGTCGATACGGCATCCCTAGTGGTAGTAGCTGGTACTCCTGCTGGTTCTCCAACTGCGCCAGCAGTACCTGCAAATGGGCTAAAACTGGCTGATATTGCGGTGGCGGCTGCTGCTGCTAGCATCACTAATGCCAATATAACTGATCAGCGAACCTATCTTGGAACCGCTTCTGGGATTATCCTACCAGATGTTCAAGTGTTTACTGCTGGTGGAAGTTGGAACAAGCCCACTGGAGCACGATTTGTTCATGTACAGGTTCAAGGTAGTGGCGGCGCTGGCGGTGGTGGCGCTGCTGCTAGTGCTGGTCAGCATTCCAAAGGTTGTGGTGGCGGCGGCGGTGGCTACGCGGAGAGTATTCTAGATGCTAGCGTTTTAGCAGCTACTGTAACGGTCACTGTCGGTGCTGGTGGTGCTGGTGTTTCCGGTGGTGCTGGTAATGCCGGTAATACCTCATCATTTGGTGCTAGTGTTGTAGCTGCCGGTGGGTCTGGCGGTGCTACTTCCACTGGATCAGCAGCTTCGTATGGTACTGCTGGTGCTGCTGGTGGTATAGGTACAACTGGTCAAATTTTAACCAGAGGTGGCGCTGGAGGCAATGCCTATGGCGATGTACAATTATCAACTGGAGGCCCTGGCGGATCATCGCATATGGGTGGTGGCGGTATTGGTACCGCTACCGTTTCTGCTGGTCAATCAATTGCGGGTGGCACTGGTGGAGTATATGGTGGCGGCGGTGGGGGTGGATCAGTTGCAGGCACTGGTGCTGCCGCTACAGGTGGTACCGGCGGCGGTGGATTAGTAATTGTTACAACTTACTTCTAGGAGTAGTTATGTCTGAGAACGTACAAGCGCTATATACAGGATTGTGCAGATACGGTCCATACCACACTCTAAGAATGACTTCTAAATATGTTGCCGGTTTCTACTTGGTTAGGCTGTCAGATAGTTGGGTGTGGGTTTATGACTACAATCAGCAACGAAAGTTGTTTACTGCACAATCTAACGAAGGTAGATTAGCAAACGAAGGTGAGATAGACGAAGTAACATCTGGGGGCATTTGGGATTATAAGGTGTTCGCAGAACCTCCTGTTGGAGGATAACAATGGCTCAGTACCGGTATTACTTTGGCTCACTACGGACCGAGGAGGTTATCGCAGAAATTGATTTATTTGGCACCTTCCTTGATCTAGAACTTAATATCGGTGGACAGTTCAATGGTTCTTATAAGTTAGATCAAACTGGCAAACGAAATAGAGATTTGTTAGAAGCTACCATTCCAGGCCGTTCGTTTGTAATATGTGAACGAAACGGTGTAGCTATTTGGGGTGGCTTTATTTGGAGTCGTACCTATCAAAGTCAAGCTAAAAACATTCAGATGTTTGGGTTGAGTTTTGAGCATTATCCATATTATCGAGTGTTGGAAAACGATTTCGCTCTATTTGGAGATCAAATTGATGTTTTTCGCCAACTGTGGCTTGACATGCAAGATGATTCATTATATCCTGGTGGTAATCTAAATATAATTGTGCCATCGAATACATTCACTTCCACAGACAAATTCATTAATGCTCTTGGCACAGATAAAAGAATATTTGGTGAGTTGATGTCTGAACTTGCCGATGCTGTGGATGGATTCGATTGGTACATATCATGCAGTCGGAGTGGATCTACTTATAGAAAAGATTTGGTAATAGGATATCCTACTATAGGATCACCACTAGGACCTAATTCACTAATCTACCAATACCCAGGTTCAGTACTGAACTACTACCAAGTCGAAAGCATGTCCGAAGCCGGTACTCATGTACAAGTTGTTGGTTCTGGCGAAGGTAATACGATGGTAGTTGGATATTCTAGAAATGAAGAAATGATTGCTCAGGGTTGGCCAAGATGGGACAAAGTTGTATCACGTAAGGATATCACCTCATTCTCTACAATTGATAAAATAGCAACTCAAGAGGGTATAACTAGACGACCACCAATGACAATGTTAAAAATTAGTATGAAAGCTGATGAAACACCAGAGTTTGGTGATTTTGGTATTGGTGATACCGTTAGGGTTGTCATTCAAGACGCTAGAAATGAAGACGAATTAGATTTTCCTGGTCGAATTGTAAAGTGGGAATTGAATCCACCAACTACTGAGAATTCGGAAGAATATAATTTAATCTTCCAAGGCGATAACGAAACGGAGTAACCATGCCTGGCAAGTATAGGACAAATGAACCAGATCTAATGAAGATAATTGCGGACTTAAGAAGTAGGATCTCTAAATTAGAGAGAACTCCACAAATACCTAATACTGGTATTAGTACCGGTGGTATTGTTGTAAATGGTGGATCTATTATTTGGTTTCGTCCAGGTGTGTTTGAATCTTTAGCCACTAACACTGAAGGTGTAATCAATATTGGCTCGAATATATCTATTAATGGTGAAGAAGGAATGGCTATCGTAATTAGTAGATCAGAAACTGTGTCAACTGATTATTTGTATCCAGATGGATCGCCAATACTAGGTGCATCACTAATGCGCATGGGCACAGTTGATGGAAGTATAATTGATCCGGATTTCGCTTTTCCTAGTTTTGAGATTTATGATAAAAGTGGTGATATATTAATAGCTGATAGTCTAAACGCCCGTAGAGGCTTTAGCGCTCCAGATTTTTCTATACCATTTACCGACAAAGTATTAGCCACAACCACAAGTGGTACTTACTCGGATATTGCTGGATTAGAGTGGTATCAATATCATCCACACCTAAGATTCAGACTTGTTTACTTCAATGATGCTTCAACTACTGGTGAAATTTCCATCATTGAGGAAGACACGAGTCGAGAAGTTGTGGAAGCTATAATCACACCAGCTGGTGGACCAGCATATGTTGATATAGTTATGCGACGATCTAGATTGACAAATGGTGCAAGTCCAAATGGTAATCCAACACTCTTAAATGTTAGGCATCGACGCGCCACCGGTGCTGGTACAGTAAGAACTAGAGTAGCTAGTATAGTTGGGATAGATTTATCTTGGTTCGAGGGCTTTTAGTATCTGTAGAGGTGTCTACATCCCTACGTCTCGGAAGTAAGAGGAATGAGTGTACAGGTGGGTAAAGAATGCGGTGATGCTTACCGCACTATGTATTTGGGCAGTATATATGCTCACATATCTCGTCAGAGGTATTCTACCTGACCCTGCACTATGGGGTGTGCCAGGTGCTATTTGGTTGGCCTTGAATCCGCCATTCATCAGTAACTTGGTGAGGAAGTCGAAGCAGACAACACCGTCGGAACCGCAGGAGTCAGAACAATGACATATTTGTATCAAGCCATATTATATACGATCATATTTGGTGTAGTTGGGGCAGGGGTAGGCGTAGGCGTAGCAAGTTGGTTCTTAGGAGGGAGACAAAAGAATAATGGCCCTTGATACCAGAAAATGGCTTGGTAGTGATTCGGTAGAACTATTCCTCCGAATAATGGTTGCTGTTACAGTAATTATCTCTCTTATCCTTTTCATTCGACAAACTAGCTTTGCCGATTGTCAAACTAGATATAATCAGGCTCACGTTGAATATACATCCAACAATCAAGATATTGCTATATTAGACAATAAATTAGTTCATGATTTATTCAGATCTATCTATGATGCTGGTCAGCGACACAATGCACAAACAGCCAATGATATGAATGCAGCTTATATAAAGTACTTTACTACGGTGGATCTCATTGATAAGCAGCGATCAGCGAATCCACCCCCACCATTTCCAATAGACTATTGTGGGTGAAATATGACAATAACTACAGGTCTAGTAACAAAGCACGATATTGTTATTAGACAGGGTTCTGTTTTCACTCTGAATATATCTGTGAAGAATAGCGACGGTACTATTATGGTGCTCACTGGTTATTCTGCTCAGATGCAGATAAGATCGACAGTAGATTCTAGTATAGTTCTGCTGGAAGCATCAACAATTAATGGTATGATAACTATAAATGGACCTGCTGGAATAGTTATGATCAATGTCGATGCTGTTGTAACAGCAGCCTTGACCTGGAACACTGGTGTGTACGATCTAGAAGTATTTACTACCGCTGCCAATACTTTAAGAGTATTGGAAGGAGATGCGGCCTTGAGCCCGGAGGTAACAAGACCATGATCGATGTAACCAAGATCCATGTTGTTGAACCAGATATGCGACGTTTGACTGATAATGGTGGGGATAGGGCTGAACTCATTGATAACGTCCTCATCCAGTTGTTCGATAAGGAAGGCAAAATCAAGTATGAGCAGATGATTCACAATCTGATCACTGACGCTGGTGATCTATACTACGCTGGTATGGCAATTGCTTTGGTCACGCCAGCAGCTCCTGCACAGCCGACAAAGATGACAGGTATGAAATTGGGTACGGGTGTCACTGCTGTTGCCAAGGCTGGCGCTGGCGCTGCTCTGGTTACGTATATTTCTGGATCGAACAATGCATTCGATGCGACATGGCCAGTAGTGCAAAACCTTGGTGCTGGTCTTGGTGTGAATGGTCAATATAAGACATCATGGCTCGCTGGCGATGTTACTAACGCAGCAATTACCGAAGCTGTCATCGTGAACGACGCTGGTACAGATGCCACCACATCGGCCGCAAACACAGCTCATCGAGTTGTATTCACTGCGATCAACAAGACAGCATCAGACTCGCTCGTGATCACGTGGAATGCTAAATTCCTTGGTGTGTAACAACTTAATGAGAGGACAGTTCCATGGCATTACTGACGAACGATCAGGCCCAGATGGTCTACATGGATGGTGCATGTGGTCGTACCGCTTTGTACTCACTGAAAAATGTCACTGCTGCTGATACAGTTGACGTCGCCGCCCATTTTAAAGTCGTCAAGAGAGCTGGAATTGTCAGTGATACTGGCACTACCATTGCTGCGATTGCTACAATTGTCGGAACGGTGATAACGATTCCGACTGGGCCTGCTGCTGATGGGGTGTGGCTGATTGTGGTGGGGGTGGCAACCTAGTGGCCCGTTTCGCGGTGGCCGGCCGCTCAACAGTGGCAGGGACAAACGTGCGCGCGTTAGCATCTATCTTTGCCACAACCGCTGTAACACCAATCATCTACGAGATTGGTGTATTCAATACGACCGCGACTGCTGTGGCTGTAGGTGTTGCGCGATTTACGAATGCGACTGGAGTTGGAGCTGGACTGACCGAAATAGCCCTGGGTGACCCAGTTCATGTTGCCGTGGCTACTGGATTTGCTGGACATACTGCGGACGGGGCAATATCCGGCCTGGTCCGTGCAGCCGTTCTCGGTGCGGCAATTGGTTCAGGAGTTATCTGGACATTCGCTAATGGTCTAACAATTCCATCTGGCACTGCTAACGGCGTCGGAATCACCATTCCTACTGGAACCGGGCAGATTTGCGACTACTATATCGAGTGGGACTAAGCCTGGAGGCAAGTCGTGTCGATCTCACACAGTGCATCATCTGGAATCGAGGCGGCCACTACTGCTAAAGGGTCAACCTCGACAACGGTGGCGCATGTTGGCACGGCTGCTGGTCGACTGGCGATTCTAATGGTGACAGTCAAACCAGACACGGCCACGTGGGGAATTGACCCATCAGGTTGGCAGCAAGTGGTAAATACTACGGGTGGCACCGGCACTACTGGTGCTGATGTCGGGCTGACTCGTCTTGGCATATGGTGGAAGGTTCTCCTTGGTAACGAGGGCACCTCTAATGTAACCATCACCAACAGCGGTGGTAGCGCCACCGGCGGCGGGATGTCTGTCTATGCCGGCACTTTAGGTGCATGGGCCAATCCTATAGCTGTCACTGGAACAGATGCAGCTCATGGCACTGGTCGCACGTGTGTGTGCGGCGCGTGGGGATCTGCGCTCGCCGCTAGTGATTTGGTTGTAATTGCTCACTCGTCCGACACCGACGCGGTTGGTGCAGTATCAGCATTCACAATTACCCAGACGTCGGCCACATTCGGAGCTACTGCAATTCGTAATCAACGGTTGTCTAGCAGTGGCAACGACTGCGGTTTGTACTCTGGTGATGCTGCTGTGACGGCTGGTAACGCTAATGCTCCTACCATCGGGTTTACCTACGCCACCAGCCAATGTGGGGCGGGGGCAACGGTTAGACTGCGTGAGCTCACACCTGGTGCAACTCCTAGTCTGGTCGCGGCAAGGTATGGCCGGCGGTGAGTAATCTTCTACGAGTGCCCGTTGGTCGGGCTGCCCTACTTGTCAATGGTCCACCTCGGTTGATTGTACCACCGACTGAGTTGCCTGTTTACGATCCACCGACGTTTCCTGATGCTGTTGATTTAGCAGAAGCGGCAGGGACTAGGGCGTTTGGCTCGGTCACGACTGCTGCTGGTGACTATTTGGTCATAGAGATCATTGCCGAGCAGAATGGTGCTGGAGAGACATATCCACTCACTGGTGGAGGGCTAACCTATACTCAACAGACTGACAACGGAACTGGCAGCGGACACGTTCGTATTCTGCAATCAACCGCTCCTGATGCTACAGGCGGCACCATAGTAGTCACCTGTACTCCATCCGATCCCAGCAGGTTGTGGCATGGTCGAGTTACCGTCGTACGAGGCTCTGCTGGTCCTAGTGGTGCTGCTGCTTCTTTGACCACGCAGACCGTGTCGATGGCTCGTACTGGTATTAACTCCGCCGTCTTTATGGCTGTTGGTGATTGGAACGTAGATGCTGTTGGAAGTCCTACGTGGATACCTGGTGGTGCGACCGTAGCTAGCCAGCAAGGTTCTGGAGCTACATACATTCTTGGTCGTTGGGACAACGCGGGCGCTCCTGTCACTGAAGCACATGGTATCAGCTCACCGACATATACCACACCTTCATCAGCCGCACTAGAGATGCTAGGCATCTTGAATGAAGGTGACGGTACTACTTTTCCTGTTACTCAAACTGACTCCACAGGTCTCACTGACAATATACTAATTACACTAAACCTCGAACGTACCGATTCATCTGGCCTTACTGACAATCTAGCACTTACTCGCTCACTTGTTACCACAGACTCCGCAAACCTTGTTGACAGCGCACTCTTTACTCAAACACTTGAACGCACAGATTCTATAGGACTTACAGACACATCAACACTAGAATTAGCCAAAACGGTTACGCAAACAGATTCTACAGGACTTACAGACAACGTACTGATTACTCAGAGTCTCATACGAACTGACGATGTAGGGTTGACTGATACACCAATAGTACTACTAACTATTAATAGAACTTTTACAGATGATTCTGGACTGACAGATAATGTATCTGTTCAACTCGTTAAGCTTGTCACTCAGACTGATGACATTGGACCGACAGATAATATACTTTTCAGTGTTCAAAAGGTTATCACAGACGGTTCTGGATTAACTGATGTGGTTGTCTTCAATCAACAAAAATTAGTCACTGATAGTTCTGGTCTTACAGATACTGCTGCTATCCAGCTAGCTAAGCTCATTACACAAAGTGACAGTTCAGGTTTAACTGATAACGTTCTTCTCGGCATCCAAAAAGTTAATACAGATAGTAGTGGTCTCACTGATGTAACTACGACCTCATCAACATTCCCGAGAACCTTTACGGATTCCTCTGGATTAATTGATGATTTCGCAGCACTATTAACAAAAACTGTGACACAGACAGACAGTTCAGGTCTAACAGATACGTTCATAACACAAATGGTAAAGATCATAACACAAACAGATAATGCTGGGCTTACCGATACGACGTTAATCGCACTAGTAAAATTAATCACGATCAATGATTCCGTCGGTCTGGTTGATACGTTTTCTGCTATAGGTCCACCAGTGGTGATAGACGTAATATCTAGAGTAGATAATAATACAGTTATAGTTACACTATCTTCTGATATAAATGCAAGAATTCCAACAATAGATATAATTGCCACAATCAACTAGTTTATAGATAAATAGTGGGCTGGAACCTTTATGGTTCCAGCCCATTTCTGTGTCTCATCCTAGTTGCTCTTTTAGAACATAAAGTATTTCTTTGAACCATTTTTTATCATTCTTCATTCGATAGCTGAGTAATAATCTAGCTGCGTCCATGGCGTGAGGCTTACCAGGAACCCACAGGTGGAGCGACTTGATTTTTGTGTTGTCCCAAAACCCTTTACCATCACTAGGAGAAATCTCAAAAATTGGAATTTTCTTCTGTTGGGCATATAGTTTGAGGATGCCTATGTATTCAACGCCTGTAAATACTGCACCTGTTTGGCCTTGTCGGAATTGGAAAGCTTCATAGACAATGGCTTTAGGTTGTAATGAAACACATGACTCATAAAGCATATCATGCGGGCTTGGGTAATCATCAAATCTCATTTGGAAAGATCTGTATTTATCACCAGTTAGAGTAGTGATACCTGTGGTGACTCCAGGATCAAAGGCCGCAAGATCAACACTCATTGAATAGCATCCTGAAATAAATAGTTGAATGAGTCATCGTCAATAATTGTTGCATCAACACCGTTTATGAGAACAATCCACTGACCTGGTTTGACCTTAGTATTTAAACCATTAACGTTAATAGTGAGCGTGATTTCACCAATGGTAGTTCCCTTTGGAGCAAAATCAATTTCAATCTTATTGAGCATTGATGAAATAGTTTCCATATAACTGTAACTAATTTCATTAACAGTTAACCATTCTAAACACTCAGTCTTGCGACTTTGATGCCATCTAAATGCTATTACGGAGCTTAATGGGTTGACGTCATAAACACCGGCATAACCATTGATCATTAAACCATATCCCTAGTCTTGGTGGAATAGAACACTCGACGGTTAACTATCCGCTGTGCATCACGTTCGTTATAGTCATTGACCTGTGCTTCACAGCTCCCACAACCACACAGTTCTGAAATGGGTTTAGTAACATGATCAGTCCAGCAGTGACCATCATTAGCTAGGCAGCACTTGCAGTTCTTGCACAAAGCCGTGAGAATTTCGCCATTCACAGTCTTAGTTACTTGCGGCTTCGGCTTTCTTGTCGACATTCTTATCCTCCTTCGTTGTGTCAACCCAACTAGGATCAGCACTGTTACCACCAAGCTGACTACCAACTATGTTCTTAAGTAGAGAAGCTAAGGTAGTTGCTCCAACAGTGATGGCCTGAACCTTCCAATCCACATGGATGAACACACCACCAGTCAGCACACCTAATACTGCCTGAGCAAAGGTTGATAGAACACGTTCTGCGGTGCGCTTCCAGAATGTCTTGGTGAATAGACCATTAACTGGTTCCATCTTGGCCTCCTTAATAATTGGACCGATGGCTTGAATCTTCTGAACATAACGTGCAAATTCTCCGGCCCCAGGATGTTCACGCCATGTTTCATAGAAAGCAAATCGGGCATGGTCCTCGGTCAAACCCCACAGTTGGCTTGGTCTACTGACAAAGTGAATGGTATGATCGTTATGTGATACTTCATGTTGTCGACACCAAACACGGAAGTGATCATAATTCTTCGCAAAAACGTATGTGTGTTTAGTCATAGTACTCAACTACTCTTTCAATTATCAGATTAGCGTGTGGCAATCTTGGTCCACCGCCATTACTCACTTTGTACCAGCCCTTACCATCTTCATCATAAAGATATGAGATGTGGTTATTGTAGTTGACTTCCACTGCTCGTACTAATTGCCCAACAAGATATCTGGCCCAGTATTGTGGAAACGCATTAGTATCCGCTACTTCTACCAGACATCGTTTTGCAATACAACGTTCGCCGTTCCACCTAGTAGTTGGAAACTCACGTGGAATTGGTCGGGGCTGTGGGCACGGTGGAGTTGTGGATTCACCTAAGTGTACCCAACCAAACGCCTTTGTGCGNTAGGCAGTTAGGTGACAATTGCGACATTCTGCTTCTTCATCATGTTCTACGCTCACGATTTACCACCAACTTCTCACCATTCCACATCATTCTGCATACCACTTTACTCAGTGATCTGGCAAGCTCAGCAGTCCAGCCAGAACCATTGGTTCTAGATTTGAAATGTTGAATGCATAGTAGATGAGTACAGGCGTTGGCAATAAGTATATTGCGTTGTCGATAACCGTTAGGTTCCCACCGCTTGTTTGCAGGTAGTAATTCTTGCCAGCTGAATCCATGTTCCTTAGCAAGTTCAATGGCTAGCGTATCAATACCAATTGCACCGCCAGAAATTACACAGTCAATTCTTTTGTCTGCTTTGATATAAAAATCATTAATGAATGTTCGTGCTACGTCAGTTGCAGTTTCGTCACCATCAAATTTGGTGGCCCCCACTACAGCTAGAACAACTCTATTCGTCATCACCAGTCCTAGTGGTAATTTGATTATTTATTTGAAAATTGGCCATGTCTAGTAATCCTTGGATACGATACCAAGGAATGTCGCCATTTGGCATAAACATTGGGTAGCCAGTAGATACCGTGTCATTAGGACCGAGGCGTTCTACCGCAGTTACAATTAGATAATCACCGAGAATTGCGTTATCAATTCCATAAGCCTGCATACATTGTTGAATGGCATTGTAGATTGCATTGTCGGCTGCTACTTGTTTTTCAGTTCTATTGTGCATTCTCTTCCTCGGTCCATGGTACTACATTCACCTTGTGATAGGTTACTAGACAATTAACCAACCAAGTATGAATGGTCTCATTTGGGCAAGTAGCTATTAATTCACGTCTACCCATCCAATCTTCGGTATAGATTTCTAAACCCTCAACTACTAGTTGCCGTATTGGCGTCATGAACATTTCCTCTCCTATATTATAATAATCGGGTCTAGACTGAAGCTTAATAAAGTACTCATTACAGCTCCGACCATCTAGAACCAGTAGAAACATCAACTACGAATGGAACAAAATCTGTGAATATTAAACCAGCCGCAACCATTTCTTGCCGTGCAATCTCAATAACTTCTTCTTGATTGGCTCTATTGGTTTCGAAGATAAGAGCATCATGAATTGTTAGCCGGGTGGTAGCAAGGCTGTGTAGTCGCGGTTGCAGTTTAACAAGAGCGGAGACGCAGATATCACTAGCGATTGATTGTGGTAAAAAGCTGAGGGCTTCGTTGATAACTTCGGTTCGATTTTGGTCTGTAATAAGCCAGAAGGATCTTTTACGACCAAATGGAGTTGTAAGGTCTTGTCCGTCGAGTACTCTATGCTTGACAGCAGCTTGCCATGAGATGACGCTCGAAATGCGAGCGTTAAATTCCTGCATAAGAGTTCTAGTCTCTTCAAGCGTAATCTTTGAACCCTGCTGCTGTAGTTCCAAGGCAATTGCGGCCACTCCTCTACCATAAGCGTTACCATAGAAAATGGATTTCATACTAACACGATTCTCTTTAACCCATTGCCCGGCACCGTAGATGTCGTTACATAGTTCATCAAAGATATCGCGCTCTGGGTCTCGGAAGATGTTAGCTAAATACTCGTCGTGCGCCAGCGTTGTGATAACGCGACCTTCCGCTTGCTTGTAATCCAGTTGGATAAGTACATTATCTTCATGTTCAACGGTAAACTGATGCTTAATTCTCTTGTCCCGAACGATGTTTTGCATATTAGGATTCTTCGACGCAAGGCGACCAGAGGTAGTTCCATGTAGAGTATATGTCGTATAGACTTTCCCTTTGTGAAGTCTTTTTTGAAAGCCCTTGACGTAGGTACCATTTAATTTAGTACGACGTCTATGAAGTAAAAGCTGATGGATGAATGTTTTGACTGTGCCATCAGGAATCCTAGCACTAAGAGTTTCAATAACATCGGCCTGGGTTGTTTTGAGATGTATACCCTGTTCGGTAAACCATCGTAAAATCTGCATGGGCGAACGAGGGTTGAGATCTCTACCAGTAGTTAGAGAAATCTCAGTCTCTAGTTTATCAAGTTCATCTTGAAGTAGTTGTTGTAATTCTAGACTATAATCAAGATCAAAGCTGATGCCTGCCATTTCCAAATTAACGATTGCGTTAGCTGCATTAACCAGGAATGCGTGCTGTTGGTGTTCACGTGCATTCATTCTCTTGTTGAACAAATCCCACAGGGTCCGAGTTACGTGCACGTCTTCGGCATTATATAAATACAATGCAGAACGTGGAGCGGTAGCATAGTTCTTGTGATCTTTCAATAATTTCTTAAATGCTTGCTTCCATGGTGGAGTACCAAGTACTTCAATGCCCAACTTCTCTAGGGCATGCAAGCCTGGACGCTCATCCTGAGCATAAGATTGCAGCATGGTATCACCGGCTGCTCTTATGGCACCCATCAATGGGAACAGTCCAGCGAGATCGGACTTAATATTATGTCCGACAACTTCCTTGGCAGCAAGTACTTGACCTAATGCTTTTATAACCGAGGCAAATTGTAAAGCATTATATCCAATGACAATGACCTTGCCAACAGCGTAGGATATACCTATACAAAGTAAGTCCTGTTGATCTGAGTGTTCGTACTCTTCGTCCTTATCGAATCCAGTTTCGATGTCGATAACCAATGGACCATCGACTAACCACAAACGTCCGATAGCCTGTAGAGCATTGTCTTCACTATCGACTACTACATATTTTGCCGGCACCCAGGCGGAAACGTCGTACCTATTTCCGCGAAGCTTGCCAACGTCAGAAACGAACGATGGAAATGCATCCGGCGCGCGAAGACAGTAGGCAGGGTGCCAGGTTCCAACTACACTAACTTCAGAATTCTCAATGTACGGTTTGGGTGGTCCTATACGTAAGGACGAGATTTTCTTTTTCGGGTCGATTAGCACCGAGGCTGCGGTACCACCCACGGCTAAAATCTTCTCCACGCCGCTCTCAGCCAGCTCTGCGTCAAGCCTGGGCTTGCAGGCCACGATGGCTGCCTTAGGTGGATCATCGTTATTTGCTGGTCTACATAAGCAAATGTTAGTTACCATCACATCTGCCCGACTGTAGCCATGGTGTGTAAGAACCTGGTCCAGCAGTCTACCAGATGGACCAGTGAACGGTATACCTTTAGCAGCTTCGTACGCGCCAGGTGCTTCACCACATACTGCTAGCTTCGCTCTTGGCTGTGGGTTCTGCGTAGGCACGAACGGGGCTTTCTCGAATGGACAAGATTCACAGTTTGCCAATGGGGCTTTAGGTAATCCCATTACTATCTCCTAGCATACTGTTCACCCACAGTTGGGAAATTTAGTGTTGCATATACACCAAATATTGTTAACTCAATTTCCTTCATCCACTTTCCCCGTGTTCGAATCTGGCGGATCGAGCTTTATTGTAAGCTAATTGTATTACTGGTGACGCTTCTATGTCTTCTCTTAAGTTTAAATCATAATTATGTCCACATCCTAGATATGTTTTCCATCCGGCTCTAACAATATCTACTCTTCCGCATTCGATGCATGCATTCCATGCATCAAGTAAATCTATGTTGTCATGATTTCTTGGTATGTCTCCAGCAAATATAAAAGCCTTACTTCCGATAGTATGTTCCTTCACATATGCAAGTTTGTTGTACTCTTCCTGTGTTGGGAGTTCGCCCTTTATTTCTACCCAATATTGGTAGACTGAAAGCCAGAAATCTGGTAAGTAAAGTCCATATGGTGTTGCGAATCCCTGTGGCTCATATTGCCATTCAATGTGGAGAGTATCAAAAAATACTGCCCAACGTGCTTCTAGTCTTGACCTAAATCTACAACCACCATAACTGGTTTCAATTGCCTTAATGGCCATTATTTGTCCAAACCAACAACGTGCATCCAATTCAAGAGCCATATGGAGAAATGTGTACGGGCACTTCTGTTTCTCAGATTGAGACCAAAATTCACATATAGATTAAGCAAATCCATGGCACTCATTATAGGTTCCAATGAAGTTGCCCTTCATGTAGAATACAGTCACAACTTCCGTCAGAAAAGAATCTATGTCCAGTGCAATTATAATGAGGAAAATCACAAGTACAAGGCGGCCCAGGTGCAGGCCATGGTTCATTACATTCACTTGTTGGTTCGTGATGTTTGTATGATTGACGTACCCGTTTGGGTGCTAATCGTTCTCCACAGTTCTTACACAGACCATAGATCCATTCTGTTTTGTTTCCCATAACCGTATCCAAAGATAGGATAGATCTTACCGAATAAGAATATCTTGATCATATCAACTACTGCACCTGCGTAGGCAATCGCGATAGCTACTGGTGCTAGCAACATAATCAAAAGTTCAAAAACCTCGGCTTGGAAGTCTTGTTTAGATTTCGAATGCTTACTGGTGTGTAGATATCTTCTGTAATACCTGGTATCTAGATAATCTCCACCAGGCTTGTTAGCTATTGCATGAGTCATACTTGACATTCTTCATCTACCTTTGCTGCGCTAGCACTGTATATTGTTTCATTGTTGGAGTTAATTTCCACCTCCGCCCAGACCAACATGTTACCATCACAATAATGCTCTACGAGGTCATCTGCTAGCTTGTTGGCAGTGTCGACCATATCGAAGGTGGAGTTGTATGTCCTCATTCTTTCCAAGACATACTTCTTCAAGAATGCCGGATCAGTGACAAAAGTATCTAATGGTCCGTGTAACTTGATCGTAATTAAATACTCTGCTTTAATCGTTTTATGCTTTACTCTAACACCTATATATGACATCTCAAGTCCCAACGTATCTAGGTTGTCCGGCCAGTTGAATTACCATGACAAGCCTACGTTGTACGATAGTCGTAAGTAGGAGATCAGCACGTTTGGCATCCAACTTAAACTGTCTCATTATTGCTGATCGGTCAACTCCAATCTTGTCTGACTTAACTACCATATCAATAATAGCATCCATGGTACGCTCATCTGGACTCTTACCAACACCACTGACAATTTCACTAGCATAAGCGTGCCAGTGACGTCCGTAGTAAATTGCATGAATAACATCTTCTTCAGTTACAGTTATATTACCACCATCGCGAACTTGTGAGGCCGCGATCAGCATAGCTGCTTTCATAATAGATTTGGCTAGTCGGTCATATACTGGAGTAAGATGTGGGACACCCGTTTCAAGTGCAGCATTAGTTAATGAGCTTTCTAGTTTGTTATATCTAGCCCATGCCTGTGGTGTCATTCGCGCATCAAAGTCTGGTTTGATGTGAGCTTGGGTTTTACCATCTGGCATTAGAATCAGACGCTCACGATTAAAGAAATCATAGATGTCGAATAGCTCATCTTTAATCTTTTGTTTGTCTTCTAGATTCACCACGGCCGGTGGACCTACAGGTCTAACTCTGGTTGGGTCAGCTACGGCGGTAAGAAAGACAAACCGTGGAATGAATCCACTATTGATGTGCTCCTCGGTAAGCAGGTTTTGAGTCTTAGTTTTAATTCCACCAGCAAAGATAATAAAGACAGGATCATTTACTATGATCTCTTCTTTACGAAGAAGTCGCTTGATGGATTTACCATCATAAAGTTTGGTAAAATGCTCAGCCATACCTGCCATGTACTCTTTGTGTGCAATGGCTTCTAGAAGTCCAGTAAACTCATCTCGTAAGTAGATAGATGGACGTCTAGCTCTACTCTTTAATGCTGTTAAAATACCTTCAGCCGAACCATCGTTTGCCATAATCGCATCTGGATTTATCTCGTAGAGCAAATCCATACCAATATCCATAGCGGTGGTCTTACGTGTCAAGGTGGTATCGGCAAGCAACATGAACCACATGTTAGGTCTTATGTTGCCGAATGAAGTTGGTAGTTGCACTGCACCAGCAACGATTGAACTAAGAATAATAAACGCGCCAGCTTGGTGATACTGTGGTGCAGCGTCTGTCAGTGAGGTTGCCCAGTTTATATAGCGTTCAACAAATGTTTCACGTCTTTGCACCATACGGATTTCTTCATCAGTGATAAAATCTGGAATGACTGTTGATGGTGTTGGTACCATATTGTGAGATTGCATGTGGAGCACAAAAGCTTTATTAACTTCAATCCACAGGGAGCTGTCTGGTCTGGAGTCGCGAGCATACTTGTTGCATTTTGCGTTCTTGACAATTGCAAAGACTTCGGCTGGAGTCATTCCAGCTTCGACGCAAATGTTAACAAGCTTCCATTGTTGTTTGCTCCAGTCCTCAACCATTTCTGGTTCTAGTGCATACAATCCGAATGCCTGTGGATTTAGCGTGGTGCGATATCTCTGTAGTATTTCTGTTGGTTCTTCTTCTGGTGCATCGCCCAGGACGGGCATTGGGTTAGAAGCAAATTTTAAGGCATCATATTCTGGATAATCAACAAAGTCTTCAGGTCTATACAGCGCAGAGGTAGTAGTTAATACAACGACTATGGGTGCCGTCGTTAGATCGCCATACTTATAGTTAGGTGTGTATGGAACCCGAAGTAGCTGGGTTAAATCCCAACCACTACGATCGGCACCATGCTCGGCATGGTAATAAGCGATTCTTCTACTTAACGCTTCAGCCTCAATTGGCACCATGGTTTCTTGCATGCGCCAAAGGGCTTGCCATCTTCCTGCGCTGGATTGAACCACAATAGAAGCGGGGACCTGCAACATTTGTGGATTACAGGTGTCTAGATCAGACCACAATACAGTGCACTTAGAAACGTTTTCCTTAATGCGTTTCTTGGTACTTAGTAATTGTGGACAGAAATAAACGTGTGTGAGAGTCTTGGAATTTGTGTCAATATCCTCGCACATATCATCCAGTTGCTGTGGGTACTCAAAGTACTTCTCACGCATGGATCGGTCGAGGTGACTTTTATATGCTATGCAAACATAGCCCGTTTCATTTCCAAAGACCAGTTTGAAAAAATCCTTGCGCCGCTCTGTTGTGTGTTCTACTGCATCCTGGAAGGTGGAGTACATAGGCTACCTACCTTTAGGATGGAATAGACAACGGCCCGTCGTTGACGAGCCGTTGTCTATTGTACTACATCACGGACTATGGAAGAATGCTTGAGGTGGCAGCCTTAGCAGCACCTTGCTTATTTGATGTCTTGTATCCCTTAATCTCAAAACGCTCAGGTAGATTAGTACCATCATCTAGCGTCGTTGGAGGGCGCTTAAAGCCCTTAACATTTACTGTCTTCCCAATGATGTCTTCTAGTGATGGAACCTCAAAGTCACCATCGTTTACGTCATAACCGAGGGCTCGCATCAACTGAGCAAAAGAGTAGAGTGCACCATCAAAGAGCATTACTGATGCATAGAAGCGCGAACCTGAGAACGCACCATCCTGTACGACTAGCTGTAGCTGCCAGAATGGACGGCCGACGTTCTTACGTCCGGGCTTTACAGACTTGATTTCGCCTTCAACAATGTTGACTACATACTCACCAGATGGTGGGACCTCACGTACAACGGAGGTAGCCTCTTCTGAGGTAAAATTAACCTTCAACGGTGTTGTCATCGCTTGTCAATCCCCTGACTGCATTCCAGATACTTAACATTGTTGGGTCTTGTATAACCTGTGGTAGTTTGTCTGTGCGATCCTTGGCCACAATTCCTTCGGTAGCTCCACACAGTAGCATCCGCTTATTTTCGCCGTCAACCTCCTTGGTATACAGATAAGTCACGATATCAAGGAAGCCAGCAACTTCATCCGCTACTTTTCCTGATAGTGATGGTTTGCGTCGGGTGGCCCCTGTTCTTTTATCTTGGTCTGTTCTAGCTAGTGCCGTAAAGATAGTGTTTACAGGTAGATCACGGAATGCACGAACAAACTTCCTAGTCTGTTCAATGTTAATGTTCCATTCACGGATGCCGGGGACATCTGCATCACGTTCTTCATGCTGTTCTACAAGCCTTATCATTACTTGGTCCATCGACATTTTTTGTGTCTCAGTTAGACTGTCGATAACAATGGTGTTGTAGCCATGGCCACCAGCATACAACTCATTGTATACTTCACTCATCTTGGCCCAAGTTTTTACACGTACAGATTCCACATTTGGGAATCTTGTCTTAAGCGAAAGAGTACCACCCTCAACGTCAATGATTAACACACGACGCATCTCGGGGACCGCATCCGCTGATCCGGTTAATGTGGTTTTACCAGCCCCGGATTCACCATACACAAGCATGTTGATGCTTATTGGTTGTTCCGCTACTTTGACAACTGGTAATCCTGCGATGGCAGCTAGAGACATCCAAAATCCTTAATAGGCGTTTTGTCCGAATTGCTACTTTAATCTTTCACTCTTAGTAGGTAGTCCAGTCTACCATCGCAGGATCTTGTGGCGCAAGAGTCAAGCAATTCAATTCTATCGATCGACCCAATGTCCGATTTTACTTAATTTCGTCGTCCGCATCTTCGTCATCATCTTCGTCATCATCTTCGTCTTCATCATAATCATCATCGTCTTCATCTTCAAGTTCAGTGGTAGGTTCTGTTCCCAAAACTACGTTTGGGTTTTCTTCGACCATTTTGTTGAAGATCTCTGGTTCTTCCATCTTGATATCCTCACCGATTTGATTTAATGGACCACACAGAAATGCATCTAAATCTTTTAGATCAATCTCGTTCTCTTTTAACAGGAGATCTTCCTGCACCTTGTCATCACTGAACAGGTTGCTCATCTATTGGTTCCTCTCGTTTGGTTACTTCGATTGGTAGTCTGTGAGCGCAATCGCACCACGTGCCACCACGACAGTTTTTTGGTTTACCATCATGAACAACACCAGTACAAGCCTTACACACCATAACCGTGCTCCTTAGATTTTTATGGGGTTCGCATAACTGGTGGCTTTGTCCCAATTTTATCTCGTATGGATGTGACGTAGTAAGACGTACCATCACCTTTTTGATTATCTGGAAGTTTACCAACTCCAATTGACAATTGATGGTGGTCGAAACTTGCTATATCTACACCGCTTGG